GACTTTAAGAACAAGACAGACTTAACAAGCGATGGAAAACCAATAATGGTAAATATAGACAAAGATATAGCAGAAAAAAACAATGTTGCTAACACCTTCGCAAAAAATTGCGGCTAAAGATACACACAGGTTTAGGGTTGTAAACGCTGGGAGAAGGTGGGGTAAAACAATCCTAGCTAGTGAGGAGATAAAAGGCAAGTCAATATCAGATGAAGTAAGGATAGCTTACATTGCCCCAACCTATGGACAAGCAAGAGATATTATCTGGCAGGTATTGATTAAAGAGTTAAAAGATGTAGCAGTTAAGATAAACGAAAGCAGACTAGAAATAGAAGTCAGGAATGTAAAAGGCACTACAAGCTTAATTCAGTTAAGGGGTTGGGAAAGCATTGAAACCTTGAGAGGTCAAAAGTTCCATTTCATAGTTATTGATGAAGTAGCTATGATGAGAAACTTCTGGGTTAATTGGCAAGAGGTTATCATTCCAACGCTGACTGATACCAAAGGAGAAGTATTGTTCATTTCAACGCCTAAAGGGTTTAATCATTTCTATGAGCTTTACGGACTAGAGAATACAAGTGAAGATTGGAAGTCGTTTCACTTTACAACCTATGATAATCCGCACATTGACGATGATGAAATAGACAAGCTAAAAGCCCAGATGACAGAAGATAGGTTTGCTCAGGAGTATATGGGAGAGTTCAAGAGAGTTGAAGGCTTGGTCTATAAAGAGTTTAACCGAGATAAACACATTTACAAAGAACTGCCAGCATTAAGCTGGGTTGAAAAGATTGTTGGCGTTGACTTCGGGTTCACTAATCCAACAGCTGTTTATCTGATTTACAAAGACTACGATAATAGATACTGGATTGACTATGAGTGGTATAAAACAGGACAGACTAATGACCAAGTAAAAGAGATAATCGGCGACCTTAAAGCCAATAAAGTATATCCTGACCCTGAAGCTCCAGAGAAGATTGAAGAACTAAAGCGAGAAGGTATTAACTGCTTAGAAGTAAAGAAGGGCAAAGACAGCATTAAGAACGGCATTGCTAAGCTAAAGGAATTACTAAAACAAAATAGACTATTCGTTAGTGCTAATTGCCCTAATCTAATCTGGGAGTTTGAAACCTATCAGTATCCAGACAAAAGACCAGATAATCCAGAACCAGAAGTCCCCATTAAAGAAAATGACCACGGGCTAGACGCTATAAGATATGCTATTGTTAGTAATTGTATTGACCCAGTAGTAAATGACTTTCAATTACTAAGAGAAATAGATTATAATCACGAGAAACTATCAAATCAATTTGAATAATATGAATGCTCCACAAAACATATTCGCCCAGACAAGACAAGAGGTTTATGACTTCGTTAATAACGATATAAAGATTGTTGACGGATACTCTTTTAATCAATACCAAACAATTAAGAAGTGCCACCTTTATTATAATTCAAGGTTCGTCACTGGCGACTTAGACTCAAATGGTCGCAAAAAGATTTTCTTGAATGTGGTTAAAGCACCTTGTAAGGTTGGCTCTAGGTTCTTAAACTTTGATACCAAGAACATCAGGCTAATCTCTAACACAAGGAACTCAGAGATGGCTACATTCTTGTTAGAACACGAGCTAAAGAACTGGATGAAGAAGAACAAGGTAGCAATTACCTTAAACAGTCTAGCAGAGTTATCGCCTAAATATGGCTCATCTGTTATCAAGAAAACAAAGAAAGGTGCTGACATTGTTGATTTAAGACGATTAGTTTTAGACCCAACAGTTGATACTATTACCAACTCAAGATTTGTAATTTTAGAACATAACTTAACCCCAAGCCAACTAAGAGAAAAGCAAAAGAATGGCTGGGAAAATGTTGAAGAGGTAATCAGTAAGTTTTATGTAAATACAGCACCAGAACCTTATATCCAAGACGGGACATTAAATCAGGTCAATTCTACGCCTGTTATTAAGATTTACGAGAGATATGGTGAAGTCCCAAAGTCTTGGCTAGACGGAAGTGAACCAAAAGAGAATGAAGAAATGGTCAGAGCCTTGTTCATTGTTGCTGGTGTAAATAACTATGGACTTGGTGAAGATGGCAAGACAGTCACCAGAGAAGATGGGGTTGTCTTGTTCAGGTCTAAATGGTTTGGTGATTGGCCTTTCAGAGATTTTCATTACGATAAGACAGAAGGTCGTTGGCTAGGAATTGGTGTTATTGAGGACTTATTCCAAATCCAAGAAAGAACCAATGAGCTTGCCAATGAAAAGCGAGACTCAATGACTATCAGTAATAAGCACATCTTTCAGACACAAGACAAGACTATCGTTAAGAATCTATTAAGGGATTTATCCAATGGTGCTGTCATAATGGCAGGCTCTAATGGTGGCTTAGTTCCTTTGGCTAATGAAGAAAGAAACCTAGCCGCTTTCAATAGTGAGGAGATGAGATATGCTAATCAAGCTAAAGAGATTACTTTCTCCTATGATGCTATTCGTGGTGAACAATTACCAACATCAACCCCTGCTACAAACGCAGTAATTCAAGACCGCAACACTAAATCTGTATATAGCGTAAAACGGGAAAATCTGGCCAATATGCTTCGTTTCTTCTTCACAGAGCTAGTTATACCACAAGCCATCAAAGATTTAACACCAGAGCATATTTTACACTTTATCGGTAGCAATGAAGAGTTGTTCAGAATAGACAGTGCTCTTATTAAGGAAATAGTCAACAGAAAGGCTTTAGATTTATTATTAGACGGAATACCTGTTGATGAAATGGCCATTGAGCAGATTAAGACTGATGTGTCTAATCAACTAAAGGAGGCTGGAACCGATAGATTTATCACAATCAAAGATAGTTTCTATAAGAATGCAGACTTTACCTTTGATATTAACATTGATAACGAACAAGAAGATAGTCAATTACTAACTAATAACTTATTCTCAGTGTTCACTGCCCTGGCTTCTAATCCAACCATTCTACAAGACCCTGTTATCAAGGCTTTGTTCTATGAATATGCTGAAAGAGCTGGAGTTAGTCCAATGAAGCTAGAAATAGCGGCAATGGAAAGAGACCAGCAACAGCAAGCCCAACAGGTTCAGCAACCAATGGGCGGTAAAATGATACCAGCTCAGGGAATGACACAAGAAGAGCCAATGGCTAAAGTCCAATAATATGTTTAGCACAGAACAAATTGATAAACTAAAAAGATTAATCCAAGACCCAGAGTGGAGTCTTATTGAAACAATGTTTTTGGAGTATTTAGAACCACTAAAGAGTATTGATAATATAGACATCGCTGATACTAATAGAAGCGTAAAAGGAGAGATTAAAGCAAGGAAGCATTTTGTTGAATTGATACAGAGATTCTTTAGTGATTGTCAGACAATAGCCAGTGGTCGTGTTGTTGAAAAGCAAGACCCTAGAGATTCAATGGAATAATTAGCAATAATTATATTTGGTTAAAAGGCTACCATTTAAAAGGCCTATAACGAGCTATCGTGAATAGCAGAAAAACTATGTCAGAAGAATTAGACATTGAGAACACCGACTCTCTAAATGGTGCGGAAGACAGCAACGACAACGCTGATGAGGTTGATACCGACCCAACCGAAAGCCCAGAATACAAAGAGTATTGGGTAAAAAAGGTGGAAACTTTAGAAGAAACAAACAGGAAACTGTATGCTCGCCTAAAGAATAAACCTGTCGGCACTAATTTAAAGGGGGTGGAAAACAGTTCACCAGAAATCAGTGAAAGATTTGAAAAATTGGAACTTAAAACAGAAGGATTTAGCGACCAAGAGATTGAGTTTCTAAAACCTTATGGCGGTAAGAAAGCTCTTGAAAATCAGTATGTCAAAGCCGCTTTAGACGCTATGCGTGAAAAAGACCGAGCTGAGTCAGCTGTTGTTGATGTAAATAGCAACAAGTCTGATATTGAAAAGAAGTTTACCGAAGACCAATTAAGAAATATGCCACTGGAAGAGCTGGAAAAACTGTTACCTAAATCGTAATCGTTCAAAACTCTTTCCCCAAGTTCTTTTAAAAGTTGATTGCGAAGTTACATAATTTTTTATGGCTTCATTAACTACAAGCTCAACTTTGTCTGGTTTGATGCAAATCTACTATGACAAAACTTTCTTAGACCGTGCCGAAATGTCAATTAACTATGACTACGGTGCTCAAAAGAAAACTATGCCAAAGAATAGCGGTAAAACCGTTTATTTCAACCGCTTCTCACCTTTGGCCGTGGCTACAACTCCTTTATCGGAAAATACCAATCCAACTGGCGTTGATATGTCCACAACCATTGTCTCTGCCACTATCGCTGAGTATGGTAACTACACTCGTGTTTCTTCCTTGTTTGAGATGACTTCAATTGACGAGGGCTTAAAGGAACACATTGAAGTTATGTCTCAGAACGCTGGTGAAACCTTAGACACTTTAATCGCTGCTGAATTGTCTGCTAATGCGACTACTCAATATGCCAATAGCAAAGCTGCCTTAACTGCTGTTGCTTCTACTGACACTTTGACTGGTGCTGAAATCCGCAAGGCTGTCCGCACATTGAAGAAAAATAAGGCTAAGATGTTTGATGATGGTTTCTTCCGTGCTGTTGTCCCTGTAAGTGCTGCTTATGACTTGCGTGGCAATAGTGAATGGTTGAATGCTAATACCTATGTCAATGTTGACCTTTACAAGAACGGTCAGGTTGGAACTTTACACGGTGTCCGCTTTGTTGAAACAAACAATGAGATTACCGAAAGCTCTACCGATACCGTTTATCATACCTATGTGTTCGGTAAGAATGCCTATGGTGTGTTAAATCTTGCTGGTCAGCCTGATAAGCGTATTATCGTTAAGACCCCTGGTGCTGGTGATACCTCCAATGCTTTAGATATGTATTCTACTATCGGCTGGAAGGCTTCATTCGTTGCTAAGGTCTTGAACTCCGCCTGGGTGATTGTCATCAAGAGTGGTGTTACTGCCTAACAGTTTAATTAAATAATTGTTCCCGTTCGGGTTATCAGTTCTCGCCGATAAACCCGAGCGTGGCGAGAAAGCAATATGAAAAAAAATGAATTAGAGCTACGGCTCAAAGAAATTGACGAGAATATCGTCATCAATGACCTTTCAAAATATAATGTCAACGATGTTTGCGAGGTTGCCTATAATTACAATGGCAGGTCAATTAATATTTGTGCCTGTCCAGCTAATGAGATTAAGGAAGAAGTTGACCCTGCTTATAAAGACGAGTTCGGAAGACGACACAGAACAGCTGGAGAGGTTATTAGTCTAGCTGAGAACTTTATAAATCACTGGAATAATGAAGAAGGCTTTAAAGAGCTAATGACCTGTGATGATAAAGACCTATAATGAAAGTCCTTTTTACAAATAGACCAAAAGATGTCTGGATTGGTGGTGATTATGTCCAAATGGAACGCACCGCCGAGGAATTGATTAAGCTAGGAGTTGATGTAGAGATTATTGAAGGAGGATTGCTAAGGCCAGCCATAAGAATAAGAGAGTTTGACATAGTCCATAACTTCAATTTCTCAATGGAATGGGCTGTATACTCTTGTTGGATGGCTAATCTACACAATAAACCCTGGGTAAGCTCTATGATTTACGCTGAAACAGGAGAGTTTGTTGACTATAACAAGCAACAGG